TCCAGACCCAGCTTCAAGACAAAGAAAAACTTCTGCTGGTGGAATGACAGATTTATCTTTACTACGCAACGCTGGTTTTGAAGTTAAAGCAAGATCGCAACACCCATTAGTCAGAGATAGAATTAATGCTGTAAACTCTAAGTTAAAAAATGCGAATAATGTGTCAAGTCTATTTATAACAAAATCTTGTAAAAACTTAATTAAGAGTTTAGAAAGACAGATATACAAAGAGGGAACAAGTGTTCCAGATAAAGATAGTGGGTTTGACCATTTTAATGATGCGTTAGGCTACATGGTAGAATATATGTTTCCTTTGCGTAGAGAGTTTAAACCAAGTGAACCGACTAGGTGGAGTTGATGGCAGATTATAGTAGAGAATTTTTAGTAGCTAAACATGGAGATTATGAAGATAGTCTAAAGAACTGGAATTTTCACTATAGATCATATGTAGGTGGAGATGATTTTTCCAATGGTTATTTTTTAAATAGATATATTTTAGAAGGTGATGATGAATATATAAAGCGTGTTGATTTTACACCCTTAGATAATCATTGCCGCAATGTAGTACAGATTTATTCAAGTTTTTTATTTAGAGTTCCTCCCACGAGAGATTATGGCTCAATGTCTGGTGACCCCCAGCTTGAGTCATTTCTCAAAGATGCAGATTTAGATGGTAGATCATTTCATAATGTAATCAAAGATATGCAACTTCACGCTTCAGTTTATGGTTCATGTTGGGCTATTATAGATAAACCAGCAACAGTAGCTAAGACTAGAGCAGAGGAATTACAACAAGATATAAGACCATACATCTCAATCTATACTCCAGAGAATGTGACGAACTGGGAATATCAACGATTGCCTAATGGTAGATATTTTTTAACATCATTAACTATTGTTGAGGACATAAACGAAGATAGAGCAATCATTAAAGTTTGGACTCCAGAAGATATTACAACGTATAGAGTTGATCAGTATATGAAAGATTATGCTTCATCTAAACCTGTTAAGATTGATGAACAACCAAACGCTATTGGAGAAATACCAGCAGTTATTTTATACAATCAAAAGTCACAAAGAAGAGCAATAGGTATAAGTGATTTGTCAGATGTTGCTGAATTGCAACAAAGTATCTACAATGATTATTCAGAAATAGAACAGTTAATTAGATTATCTAATCACCCTAGTTTAGTTAAAACACCTAATGTTGAAGCTAGTGCTGGTGCTGGTAGCATTATTGAGATGCCCGAAGATATGGACGCAAACTTAAAACCTTATATTATTCAACCTAGTTCTCAATCATTAGACAGCATAATGAAAACTATTCAAATGAAAGTTAATGCTATTGATAGAATAACACATATGGGTTCTGTAAGAGGTACTGAGAAAACTGTTAATTCTGGTATTGCATTACAAACTGAGTTCCAATTACTTAATGCAAGACTATCTGAAAAGGCTGATTTATTAGAAAATGCAGAGGAAACTATTTGGTCATTGTTTGCTAAATGGCAAAACAAAGCATTTGATGGTGAAATAGACTACCCAGATACATTTGATTTAAGAGATTATGCGGCTGATTTACAATTCTTACAAGTAGCAAAAGCTAGTGGCGTTAAATCAGAAACATTTATTAAAGAAATAGATAAACAAATTGCAAGAGCAGTTGTAGATGATGATGAAGCAATTAATTCAATTAATAATGAAATAGACTCTAGTACAACAGCTATTGGTCAATTCTCAACAACATTACCTACAGATGACAATGGCGAAGAAGCGTAGAGCAACACCTAAAGACAAAAGTACAGGACTTCCAAAGAAGTATTTATCTGGATTAAAGGGCAAGAAAAGAAAAAAGAGAGCCAAATTAATCAAGAAAGTATCATCATTATATAAATCTGGTGGCTTCATTCCTAAGAGTTTATTGAGAAGTAGAAGCAAAGCATAATGGCAAGTAGATTTAGAAAACCTTTATCAGCAAGTACAAAAGCAACACTTAGGCGTAAAGCTAAAGCGTCAAAGAGATATACTTATGGAACATTAGCTAAAGTTTACAGAAGAGGACAAGGTGCTTTTCTTAGTGCTGGTTCAAGAAGAGTTCCTATGGCGGCATGGTCTATGGGTAGAGTTAATTCTTTTTTGCGTGGCTCAAGAAAACATGATTTAGATTTAAGAAAAAAGAAGAGAAAATAATGGCTAAGTATCAAGGCAGAACAGTAAAATTAAATAAACCCTTTAGAACTTCTGGAGAGCGTAAGAAGTTTGGGGTTTATGTTAAAGATAGATCAACAGGTAATGTAAAGAAGGTTAGATTTGGTGACCCTAATATGAAGATTAAGAAGTCTAACCCAGCTAGACAAAAGAGTTTCTTAGCAAGACATGGGGCTATTCTCAAAAAGGTGCGAGGACAAAAAACCTTAGCCCCAGTCTATTGGGCTTTAAAATCTTGGAGAAAAGGTTTTAATGTATAATGTCAAGAAATCCATTTATAGAAAGATTAGCTGATCAACACGAAGCACAAATTAAAAGAACACTAGAAGATTTAGAAGCAAGAATAATAGCAGATATCTCTAGAGCAGTTAATGAACAAGACATAATTACAACACAAATAGCTGTTCAATTAAGACCAAACATAAAACAGTTTATTGAAGAAACTTATTCTATTTCCGCAGACACAAACGTCAGAGATTATGATAGGATTGTTAGTTCTTTTATGGAAGAGTTTGGAGAACTTAATATTCCAGATAATTTTAAAACATTAACTCAAGTTGATTTAGACACAATAACCCAATTAAAATTTCAAAGTTTTAGTGGTTATCAAGATATTGCTAATAGATACCTTACTGAAATAAGTAATAATGTTTATCAAAACGCTATTGCTGGTAAACCTTTTGAGGAGATGGTTAAAGATATTAAGGGGTTAATTTCTGGAGATGTAGATAGACGTGGAAGAACTATGAGTGGTTATGCTTCACAGATAGCCCATGATAGCGTTATGCAGTTTGATGGTCAATTTACAGTATTCAAAGCAAAAGAAGCTGGTTTAAATAAGTTTAAATATACAGGAACATTAGTTAGAGATAGCAGAAAACATTGTAAAACTCATGTAGGAAAAATTTATACTGAAGAAGAACTTAGAAGAATATGGCAAGGCTCTTGGGCTGGTAAATCTGAAGGTGACCCATTTATTGTTAGAGGTGGTTATAGATGCAGACACACTTGGTTGCCAGTTGTAGAAATCTAGTTTATACTTGCAAAAAACTAACTAAGGAGTGACTATGGCTGACGAGCAAAAAACGGATACGGTTCAAGAAACTGCACCAGTAGAAGCAGTTGAAGAAACAAAAGTAGAAGAAAATTTATATAATGAAAAGCAATTACAAGACGCAATCAAAGCTAGATTAGCAAGAGAACGATCTAAGATATATAAAGAACTTGGAACAGATAATCTTGATGTAGCTAAAACAGCTTTAAAAGAAAAAGAAGAGCAAGAGGTAGAACGAAAAAAACAGCGTGGAGAATTTGAAGATTTATTAAAACAACAAGCTGATAAATTTAATGAAGAAAAAACAGCATTACAAAAACAACTAGAGCAAACAAAAGTAAATGACGCTTTAGTAAATTCAGCAGTTAAGAATAAAGCAATCAATCCAGAGCAAGTAACAAACCTTCTCAAAGGTAAAGTTAAACTAAATGAAGATGGGCGTGTAGAAATACTTGCAGAAAATAATCAACCAAGATATAATTCTAAAGGCGAATTATTGAGTGTAGATGATTATGTTCAAGAGTTCATTACGCAGAACCCTCACTTTCAAGCGGCAACTCCTTCTGGGAGTGGAAGTGTGGCTAATGTGGGTAAGGTAAACGCAAAACCTTTTAATATTGCGGATTTAGATATGACAAACCCAGACGATAGAAAGCGTTATGCTGAATATAAGAAGGAAAGAGATGGAAAGCCATCTGTCATTAATTTAACATAATATTAAAAGGAGTTAGCTATGGCTGATGAATCAACAAGTTCCACGCTATCGGAACTATATACTGAGATAGTAGCAGAAGCACAATTTGTCATTCAAGAGAAATCTATAATGAGAAATTTAGTAAAAAATTATACAATCGCTGGTGGCGGTAAATCTGTAGAAGTGCCGATTTATGCGGCTGTTGCGGCTGGGGCTGTAAATGAAGCGGCTGATCTTGCAAATACTGCAATAAATCCAACTTCAGTTACGATTACAGCAAGTGAAGTAGGGGTAATGACTACACTTACTGATCTAGCAAGAAATTCAGCACCAAGAAATGTTGCGGCTGATATTGGTAGATTATTTGGTGAAGCAATCGCTAAAAAAATGGATCAAGACTTACTTGCTCTATTTGATGGTTTTTCAACTGCTGTTGGAACTGATAGTGCGGTATTATCTGCGGCAACTGTATTCAATGCGGCTTCAACTTTAAGAGCGGCTGGACTGCCAGTTGATGAAACTTATCTTGTATTACACCCTAAAGTAGCATTTGATCTTAAATCTGGATTAACAAATACTTTTGCTGGTCTATCAACTGATCTATCAAATGAAGCATTGAGAAATGGTTTCATTGGTCAGATTGCTGGTGTAAAAATATTTGAAACAGGTAATATGTCAAATACTGGAACTGCTGGAGATTACAAAGGCGGAATGTTCCACAAAGACGCTTTAGGTCTAGCAATGATGCAAGACATTAAGATTGAAACTCAACGAGATGCCAGCTTAAGAGCCGATGAGATAGTCGCAACCGCTGTGTACGGTGTTGGTGAATTACATGACTCTTACGGAGTAGAAGTAATCGCAGACTCTTCAATCCAATAATTAATTAATACAAGGGGGTTTAATAACCCCCTTTATTCACAGGAGTTTATGATGATAAAATTAGTTAAAGGGTCAAAGATAATAGAACGACCCGAAGCAGATTGGGAAAAAAATCAAAAGATGTGGGAGTACAGAGGTTTTAAATTGTATAGTGAAGAAAAAAAGAGTACACCTAAAAAAAAGAAAAGAGTTAAAGATGTGTAATTGTAATGGTCAATGTATAGCTGGTAGATAATGACAACAACTGTTTTTAGTGTAGCATTATCTCATTTGCAAGAATACCAGCCAGATATAGCGGCTTATGGTATTGCTTCATGGGATACTCAACTTCAACACGCTGAAGATGATGTTTTAAGACAAATTAGAGAAGAATGGTGGGAAAGATACCGCCACACAGTAAGATATAAAGATATAACTAAAGTTACTTCAATAGAAATGACAAACTCTAAACTCACGACAACACAATGGAGAAGAGCAACTTGTTATAAAGCATTTGCAGAATATATATTTCCTCAACTTACAAAATGGCGTGACCCAGATACAGGTGAAGGCAAAGATAGTTTTCAAGTACAAATAGATTATTATAGATCAAGATATGCAGAAGAGTTTCAAGCTATATTAAGAGATGGTGTTGAATATGATGAAGATGGAGGAGGAACAGTATCAGCTTCAGAAAAAGAAGCTATACATACATTACGCCTTACTAGGTAATGGTAGCAGATATAAAAGTAACAGCTAATACAATAGAAGTTACTAATTACATTAAATCCTTACAAAGAAAAATACCAAGCAATATACAAAAAGGTTTATCTCAAGCGTCAGCTTATGGTATTCAACAAATAACGGATAAGACACAAAAAGGTCAAATGCCAGATGGAGGTAGATTTAGACCATATTCAAAATCAGCAAGAAAAGACAGAGCTAAAAGAGGAAGGCAAATATCATTCGTAGATTTAACTGATACTGGTAGAATGTTTAGATCATTAACTTTTAAAGCAACAAGAAATAAAGCAACATTATTCTTCCGCAGACAAGAAGAAAATAAAAAGGCTTTCTTCCATGATACAGGACATGGTAAAATGCCACAAAGACCATTCTTTGCTATTGGACGAAGAGATGAAGATAAGATAAGAGAGATATTTAACAAGGCTATTAGATTATGAGTAAACGAGAAAGTATTGCTGGAGATATAATTACAAAACTAGATGCTGTTTCTAGTCCTATTGAACTAAAGCTAATTAAAAGAGAACCTTTTGAACCAGAAGAGTTAAGTAATGCTCAATTCCCAGCCGCTTATGTGCAAACAGGTGATGAAACAAGAGAAATGCTTTCATTAGGAGATGTAGGTACAGGAAAACGACAAGGAACTATAGATTTCTTAATCGTAGGCTTTGTTAAAGGTACAACAGCAAACATAGATACCCTACGCAATCAACTCATAGAAGTTATTGAGGAAACATTAGATGCTGACATTACAAGAAATGGTAATGCTTTAAATACTCAAGTAATAGAAGCAAATACTGATGAAGGTGTACTTTTTCCTTATGGTGGTATAAGAATTGTTGTAAGAGTATTGTATGAATTTGTAAGGGGGACTGCGTAATGGCTAAAAGAATTAAAATATATTTTCCAGATGGAAAAGACCAGATAGAGATACCAGACGATAAGCTGGATAAATATCTTGCAAATGGTTTTAAAATTGATAAAAAAGTTTCTAGATCAACTGCAAAAAAAGTTGAAGTTGATGTTGAAACTGAAGAAACAAACGAGGAGTAGATTATGGCAACTCATGTTGGAACAAGTGGAGTAGTAAAAGTTGGCTCAGCAACAGTTGCTGAAGTCGTGGGCTTTACTCTTAACGAAACACAAGACACAGTAGAAGATACGTCTTTAACTGATTCAAAAAAATCTTATGTTGCATTGCGTGGTGACGCTACAGCAACTATTGAATGTCATTGGGACGAAACTGATACTAATGGTCAAGAAGCATTAGATGTTGGTTCAAGTGCAACTATTGAATTATATCCAGAAGGTGCAGATAGTGGTGATAAATACTACAATGGTACTGGAATTGTAACAGGTGCTGATGTGGCTGTAACAATGGACGGAATAATTTCAAGAACACTTAATATTCAATTTAGTGGTGGAGTAACGCATAGCACAGTATCATAAGGATTAAATGCCAGAAAAAATTGATTACTTTCAAGGTGTCGTAAGTCATTTTGATAGCTTAGAAGTTAAAATAATAGAAGTACCAGAATGGGGTTTAGAGGGCGAAAGAGCAATTTATGTTCGCCCTTTTACAATGAATGAGAAAGCACGAATATTTAAGGGTGCTAATGACTCAGACTTAAATGTATTAGTAGATGTTATAATTCAAAAATCCGAAACTAAAAACGGAGAGAAAATGTTTGATCTTTCTCATAAGCCTAAGTTTAAAATTAAAGCAGATACAGATGTTATTTCTAGAGTCGCTTCAGAGATACTTGCACAAGATAGTATTTCTGACCTTAAAAAAAAGTAAACTCAGACCCAGAACTATATTCTATCATAGCATTAGCTGAACGATTGCATATGTCTATTAGAGATGTATTGCAAATGCCAGTTCAAGAGTTTAATATGTGGTTGGCTTATTTTGAAATACAACATGATAAAGCCAAACAACAACAAATGATGAACCGCTAATGGCTACAAAAAGAGTTAATATAGATATAGTTGCTAAAGATAAATCGCAACAAGCCTTAAATAAAGTTCGTGGTAATTTAGATGGCGTAAAAAAAGCTGTATTTAATGTAAGAAACGCATTAGCTGGTTTAGGTGCTGGATTAGTAATTCGTAACCTTGTTAATACAGGTAAAGAAATAGAAGGGTTACAAGTAAGATTAAAATTCTTATTTGGAAGTGTTGAAGAAGGAGCAAGAGCATTTGACAGAATGGCGGAGTTTGCTTCTAGAGTTCCTTTTAGCTTACAAGAAATTCAAGCTGGTTCTGGAAATTTAGCTGTTGTAGCAAAAGATGCAGAAGAATTAGCAGATTTATTAGAAATTACTGGTAACGTAGCGGCGGCAACTGGTTTAGATTTTAGAACTACAGCAGAACAAATTCAAAGATCATTTAGTGCTGGTATTGGAGCGGCAGATTTATTTAGAGATAGAGGTGTTAGAGCCATGCTTGGTTTTCAAGCTGGTGCAACAGTATCAATAGATGAAACAATAAAAAGATTTAATCAAGTATTTGGACAGGGTGGAGAATTTGGAGGAACTACTAAAGCATTAGCAGAAACTCTTGAAGGTACATTATCAATGATAAATGATAGTGTTTTTACTTTTAAAAGAACAATTTTAGATGCTGGTTTTTTTGCTGAACTTAAAAATCAATTTGGAGATTTAGATGATTTTATAAAATCTAATCAAACATCAATAGATCAAATTGCTATTTCAATAGGAAAAGGTTTAGCCCAAGCTGTTACTACAAGTGCAGATGCAATTAAATTTTTAAAAGATAATTTTGATTTACTTGTAGATGTTATGCAATTTTTTATAGGAATAAAAGTTGCAAAAATGTTTTTAGGAATGTCAGCCGCAATAGCTACAGCAAATTCATCAATGTTACTATTCAATGCAACAATAAAAAGAAATTTATTTATTGCTGGAGCGGCAATAGTAGTTTCACAATTTGATAAAATACAATCAGCATTAGGAAAGTTACCAAAAGATTTTGATAATGTTTCTGAAGCAATAGAAAATAATAATGTTTTAATTAAACATTATGAACAAGAGTTAAATACTGCAAATGATGCAATATTAATGTTCAAAGACTCAGTTGGAGTTAGTGCTAAACAACTAAAAGTATATCAAGACATTGTTGATGATGCTAATAAAAAATTAAAAGCATTAAGACAAACTAATAGTGAATTAAAAAATAGTCAAAATGAACATATGAAAGTTCAAAATGAAGTTATTATAAAAAATAATGAAAATACAGATGCTGTTCAAAAACAAACTGAAAAAGTAAAAGTTTTAAAAGAAAATATTGGTTTATTAGATGGAGATTATAGAGATTTACATGGAACTTTATTAGCAACAAAAGAAGCTAATAAAAGTTTAATTGAAATTTTTGAAAATCAAGAACACCCAATGAAAGCTATTACTGATCAATTAAAGGCTGAAGAAGCACAACTTAAAAAGAATATAAAAATTTATAAAGATCATGCTGAACTTAGAAAAAGAGCTTCAGCAGATATTTTTAAATCTGAAAGAGAATTAGCACAAAACAATCAACAAAAGATGTTTGATGATGCATTAGAAAATAATGCAAAAATGGTTGAATTAAAAAAACAAGGTAACAAAGAAATATTTAATAATACTAAATCATCACTACAAGCATTAAGTGGGTTAAACAGAACTGCATTTGAAGCATTTAAAAGATTTCAAATTGCAGAAGCTACTATCAATGCTGTTAAAGCGGCAAGTAAAGCTTTTGGTCAATATCCATTCCCATTAAATATTGCTGTTAGTGCAAGTGCATTAGCAAAAGGTATGGCTATGGTTGCTCAAATCAAATCAACTAATTATAGAGCTGGAGGTGGTTCAGTTAATAAAGATCAAGCATATATGGTTGGAGAAAAAGGGCCAGAGATGTTTGTACCTAGTGGTTCTGGAAAAATAGTTCCAAATAATCAAATGGGAAGTGGTCAACCAGTAAATGTAAACTTTAACATTAACACAGTTGATGCTAGAGGGTTTAATGAACTATTAACTAATAGTAGAGGTGTAATAGTAAATATGATTAATAGTGCTGTAAATGAAACAGGCAGACAGGCAATAGTATGAGTGGAGCATTACCAGATACATCATTTGATGCAATAAATGTTAAGAGTGAACAACGTACATTAGTTTCTACAACTGATAGCGGTAAAACATTTAGAAGGCAAATAGATGGGCAAAGATGGAGTTTTACAGTTAGTTATCCACTAATGCCACGATCTACATTTGCACCAATACAAGCATTTATTATAAAACAACGATCACAGAAAGAAGATTTCACTATAACCTTCCCCAGCTATTTAGATTCACAGGGAAATGAAAATACAACTATCAATGTAAATGGAGTTCATGCTGTTGGTGATACAACTATTGATATAGATGGGTTTCACGCTGATGGAGATCATAGACTTAAAGCTGGAGATTTTATAAAATTTTCTGGTCATTCAAAAGTGTATATGATTATGGCTGATGTTACTTCATCAAGTAATGCGGCTACAGTTACAATAGAGCCACCTTTAACAACAGCTTTAGCTAATGATGAAACAGTAGCATTTGATGATGTGCCTTTTACAGTTTATTTATCTAGTGATGTTCAAGAGTTTCAAGCTAATACAAGTAATAATGAAGGTAAGCCATTATTTAAATATGAATTTGATGTTATTGAGAGCATTTAATGTCAAGAGGATTAACAAGTTCTGTTAAAACTGAGTTAGCAACAGGTAATATAAATCCTGTTCATTTAATACACTTAAACTTTGCAACACCTTTATATTTAACTGATTGTAGTTTTCCATTAACTTCAAGTGTATCTGGAAGTTCTAGAACATATTCTGCAAGTGGTCACATTTTAGGAATAGGAAATACACAAGAAGGAGCAGAGCCAATTAAGAACTCACTTAATTTAAGTTTATCTGGAGTAGATCAAACATATATCGCTATCGCATTAAATGAAAATATTATTAATGATACTGTGCAAATCTACAGAGGGTTTTTAAATAGTTCTAACGCATTAATTGCTGACCCTTTTTTATTATACGAAGGTTTTATAGATCAATATTCAATAGAAGATGATACATCAACTGCTGGTATAGGATTAAGTATTACTTCACATTGGGGTAATTTTGAAAAAGTTTCTGGACGCAGAACAACTGATAATTCTCAACAAAGATTTTTTTCTGGTGATAAAGGTTTTGAATTTAGTGCATTAACAGTTCAAGATATTAGATGGGGTAGAGAATAATGGGTTTAGGTAGTTTTTTTGATAAATTTGTCCCTCCAGCAGTTGGAAAAGTTATAGGAAAATTTATTCCTTTTTTATCGCCTATACTTTCAACTATATCTATTGTTTCAATGGCTCTTACTTGGTTAAGAAAACCAGATGAGCCAGAATTTAATTTTGATACGACAGCAGAGAATATAGCAAAAGGTGTTTTATTAAATAAGACAGCCGCTAATGGTCAAATACCAGTAATTTATGGAACAAGAAAAGTTGGAGGTACATTAGCTTTTCTAGAAACATCTGGAACAGATAATCAGTATTTATATATGGCGTTAATTTTAGGCGAAGGAGAAATTGATGATATTACTTCTATATTTATAAATGACAATCAAGTTACTTGGTCTGGAGATTTAGCAGATAACACAGAAAGAACAGTTAATAGTTCTGACTCAAATTATTATAAAGATGGTGCAAGTTTAATTACAGTAAGACCTCATTATGGAGCAGAAGATCAATCAGCTTGTAGTTTATTAAGTACATTATCATCATGGACAAGTAATCACAGACTAAGAGGTGTTGCTTATTTGTCATTACGTTTAGAATGGAACTCAGACGCTTTTGGTTCTATCCCAACAGTTAATGCCATAGTTAAGGGTAAAAAGATTTATAATCCTAATTTAGATGGAACAAAAACAGGTGGTACAGGTTCTCACAGAGAAGATACATCAAGCACTTGGGAATATTCAGATAATCCAGTTTATCAATTATTAGATTATTTACGCAACGATAGATACGGAATGGGAATAGCAAATAGTTATTTTGATTCTAATTATGCTGATTGGCAAACTGCTGGTGATGTTTGTGATGCTAATATAACGCCATATTCTGGTGCAGATCAAATAGACTTGATTGATAGTCATGCAGTTGTAGATACCTCATTAAAAGTTATAGATAATGTTAATAAATTTTTAACAGGCTCTAGATCATTCTTAAATTTTTCTGCTGGAGAATATAAAATTACAGTAGAGAGTTCTGGTAGTGCTTCTATTACTTTAACAGAAGATAATATAATTGGTGGAATAGGTGTTTCTTCTAAAAATAAAAATGAACGATTTAATAGAGTCATTGTTACTTTTATTAATCCAAATAAAAATTACCAAGTAGATGAAGCACAGTTTCCACCTGTAGATGAAACAGGATTAGCTAGTGCAGATCAACACGCAACAATGAAAACAGCAGATGGTGGTATTTTATTAGAAGGTCGTTTTGATATGCCAACAATAACAAGTCCATATCAAGCCCAAGAAATGGCTGAAATAATTTTAAGAAGGTCTAGATCAAGTTTAGATGTTACACTAACAGCAGATGGAACAGCTATGGATTTAGTTGTAGGAGATATTGTAAACATAACTCACGCTACTCCAAGTTTTAGTGCTAAACCATTTAGAGTTTTATCAACAACATTAAATCCAGATAGTTCAGTTTCTTTACAGCTAACAGAACATCAAGATAGTTATTATACATTTGGAACACAGCAAGAAGTAGCTACAATACCAGACACAACTCTTCCGAATCCTTTTTCTGTTTCTGCTCCAGCAAGTGTAACTTTATCAGATGAATTAATTATTTATAATGAGGGAACAGCAATAACGAGATTAAATATTTTAGTTGGGGCAAGTACAGATAAATTTGTGCAATATTATCAAGTAGAAGCAAAGCTAAGTACAGAGTCAGATTTTTTTGTTTTATCAAAAGGAACACAATTAAATTATGAAATGCTTAATGTTATTGATGATTCTACTTACAATGTAAGAGTAAAAAGTATTAATAGTATTGGCGTTAGTTCTACATATACAAGTGCAAGTAGAAAAATTGTTGGTGCTACCGAGCCACCAGAAGATGTAAAAAACTTTTCTGTTAATATGCAAGGCTCAAATCAAATGCAATTAAACTGGGATTCAGTAGGTGATCTTGATATTTCTTATTATGAGATACGCTATCAAAATGTTCAAAGTGGTGGTCAATGGAATAAATCAGTAAACTGGTTACAAGTACCAAGAACATCTGGAACAACAATAACAACAAACGCTAGAACAGGTGCTTTCTTAATAAAAGCGGTAGATAAACTAGGAAACGAATCAAACAACGAAACAATTATTTATTCCAACATATCATCTCTCCAAGCCTTTAATAATATATCTACATTAACAGAAGATTTAACTTTAGGAACTTATGATGCTGATGTTGCTTTATCGGATAGTTCTGGAACTAATTCTATTATACTTGATACAATAACTGACTTTGATGATACTGTAGGAAACTTTGATAGTGTAAGTGGTAATTTTGATTTAGGGGGAACTGATTCTACATCTAATCCTAATAATAATACTGCTAATATAGATAACGAAGGTTTTTATACTCTTAATCAATCTTTAAGTTTAGATGCTATTTATGATGTATCTTTTACTAAAAACATCACAGTAGATCAAATTGAAGATCCTTACGACTTATTTGATGATGGAAGAGGAGCAAGTTTATTTGATGATGCTCCAGCACCTTTTGATGGTAATGACCCTACAAATGCAACGATAAATCTACAAGTTGCAACATCAAATTCAAGTCTTGGTGCGGCTACAGAATTTTTTAATATGAATACGACAACAACATATAAAGGTCGGTATTTTAAATTTAGATTACGATTGGCTAATGCTAATAATAAAACAAGAGCATTTGTATCTGGAATATCTGTATCAGTGAATATGGAAAAAAGAGTTGAGTCAGAAAATGATGTTGTTTCTGGAACAAGTACAAAAGTTATTACTTTTGGAAAACCATTTTATGCAACACCAGCAATAGGTATATCAGCAGAAAATATGGCTAGTGGAGATTTTTATACAATATCCTCTAAGTCAAAAACTGGTTTCTCAATAGCATTTACAAATTCATCAAGTAGTGGTATTTCAAGAACATTTGATTATGTGGCTCAAGGTTATGGGTTGCAATCAGCAAGTTAAAAAGGTAAATAACAATTATGAGTCAAGTTTCAGATGTAAGTTTAGCGAATCAAGGATTTTCGGCTTTTAGAACAGAATTGAATAATATTTTAGCGGCATTAAACTCAATGCATAGTGGAACATCAAGACCTAGTTCTGCTACTACAGGGACTATATGGCTTGATACTACTAACTCTGGATCTAATTCTTTAGAAATAAAATTTTTTGATGGCTCAGATGATATAAGTTTTGCTACTGTAAACACATCAGCAAATACAATTAACTTTATAGATAGCACAGTTTCTTTTGATATTGTTTCAGATACTTCACCTCAACTTGGTGGAGATTTAGATACTAATTCACAGAATATAAAAATAGATGATGCTCATGGTTTATTTGATGAAAACAATAATGAACAACTAATATTTCAAACTACTGCGAGTGCTGTAAATTATGCAGAACTTACAAATGCGGCTACAGGAAATAATGTAGGTATTTCAGCAAATGGTAGTGATACAAATGTAGGTTTAGAATTTTCAACAAAAGGGACAGGTGCAATTAAATTTA